GTATTGGTTGAATATAGAAAGCAAGATGATGAAGTTAGAATGTTATCTTACAAATTATTAGTAGAAAATTTTAATAAAAAATATTCTAATTTATCAGTAAATCAGAAAAACTTATTAAAAGAATATATCAATAATATCAATAATACTGGCAAATTGAGTGAATATGTTTCAAACGAAGTAACAACATTAGTTAATTCATTGAAAGAAGTTGGCTCTAAAATTTCAGATAAAGTTACAAAAATTAAATTAGCAGAAACCATTTCTAATATTAAGAAAATCAAAACGGCTAAAAAAATTAAAGAAGAGCATTTATCAGCAATGATGATGACTTATGAACTTTTAAAAGAATTGAAAAATGCCAGCACAAAGTAAAGCACAACAAAGATTTATGGGTATGGTTCACGCTGCACAAAAGGGTGATTTAGAAAACCCATCAAAAGAAGTTGAAAAAGCAGCAGATTCAATGAGTGATAAAGATGCAAAAGATTTCGCATCGACTTCTCATAAAGGATTACCGGACCATGTTAAAGAGCAAGTGTTAGCAGAGCTTCGTTCAGTTCGTACTATATCAAAAGATTTGGCAAAAGTAATCGATGGAATTCAACAATATTTAGATTTATATAAAAAAGCAAAAGGAACTCCAAATGAAAAGAAGTATGTAGAACAATTAAAAAAATTGGGTACTGCTAAAAAGCAATTGGAAAAAGAATTAGATGATTCGGTTTCTGGCTTATATAAAGATGCTGAATTGAAAGTAGATGAAATGAATACATCGGGAGCAGCAGGTGAGTACAATACTCCATTTGCGTTTGGAAAGCCCGAAGATGAAAAAACTAAAGGTAAAAGACAAGCCGATTTGACGGGATATAGTGTTGTGAAAGAAAATCGTTGGTTAGAATTAAAAAAAGAAGATTCATCGGCAGTTTCAAAAATTGGAAAAGGTATCTCTAATATCAGCAAACAACTTTCAGAAATGGAAAGATTTCTTAATTGGTATGGTAAAATTAAGAATGAAAGTGGAATAAACAACAAAAGTTTTTGGAAAAGAACAAATAACCATATTTATACAATAAAAGAGAGATTGTTAAAATTGGACCAAAAAATAAGACAAATTTCAGAATAATGAAAGTATCCAAAAATTTAAAAGAGTTTGTAAAGCAAACTGTTAGGGAAGAACAAGATTATCAGCAATTATTTAAACATATGTTGGATAAAAGTGGTAAATCTATAACTTCTATGTCAGATGATGATAAGAAAAAATTCTTTAATGCGGTAGATACTGCTTACAAAGCAAAATCCGAAGGTAAATTAAGAGGATACAATGAAGCTGAATTAACAGCAGGGCAAAAGAAATTAGATGTAGATAAGGATGGAGAGATTGAGGGTTCTGATTTAAAAGCATTAAGAGCTACAAACGAAGTAGGAACAAACGATTGGCATTTCAAAGCAATTATGGCTATGTATGATATGGCCGGTGATTATGGTAGAAAAAAAATTGGAGTAGCTGTATGTGCAGACCCAAATGCCAGTAGAAGAGAAATTGAAAGAGGAATTAAAGAAACCGATTATAACGAAATAAGTGATATATCGGATAAATTGAGATTAAAAGAGGTATTCAATAGAATATCTCAAAAAAAAAAATAAATGAGGATTTAGCATTTGATATAGTAGCAACTGTTGGTACTATTTTAATTGCTAAAGTTATTTTTTATTACTTAATAGAATTGGCTGGAAACGGAATAAACTATTTAATGGGTAATAAAAAAGAAACAAAGAAAGTTTTAGAAAAAATATTGGGTTCATTGGAATCTAATAAAAAATTTATAGATGATGTTGTTAAATTATTAGATAACAAAAAAGGTATCGATGATTCAATAGCATCTAAAATGGTTAAATTACCATATGTACAAACTCAAATAACCAAAGGTTCTGATAGTACAAATGGTGAGGTAACTGAAACGGAATTAGAAAATGAATTAAAAACCATTTTCTTAAAAACTTGGTCACAGCATAGTGGTAAAGTGATAGAAAAAGTAAAAAAAGATTTGAAATAGATGAATAAGGGATTATTAATAGAAACTCATTTGTTTGAAGCAAAACTTCAGCAAGAAGAAAACGGAACTTATTTAGTTAAGGGTATTCTTCAAAGAGCTGGTGCTCCAAATCAAAACCACAGAAGATATCCAAAAGAAATTTTGGAAAGAGAGTGTAAGAAGTATGAGCAACTTATTAAAGAAAGAAGAGCATTGGGTGAATTAGACCATCCAGATTCTCCCGTAATCAACTTAAAAAACGTATCACATAACATCAGAGAAATTGGATGGGATGGGGATGACGTAGTTGGTGTAGTGGAAATTCTTTCAACTCCATCTGGTAACATCTTAAAAGAATTATTAAAAAACAACATTCGTTTAGGGATTTCATCGAGAGGATTGGGTTCAGTAAAAGAACTTTCCGATGGTACTGTAATGGTTCAGGAAGATTTTGAATTAGTTGGATGGGATTTTGTTTCCAATCCATCTACACATGGAGCATTTATGGCACCAATGAACGAATCAAAACAATGGGCTAAAGTTGCAGAAGAATGTGGAAAATTCTGCAAAGCACAAGACTTGATGAGAGAAATTATAATTGAATTAAACTAATAAAAATATGAAATTAGTAAACTTAATGCCAGTAAACACTTATGAGCCAGTAGCTAAAATCAACGAAGATTTGGAGGATATGGATGTAACAATTCCTGCAAAAGTTGAAAAATTTTTGGATAGAGCATTGGAAGTAATTAAGGGATATAATTTACCAAAAAGAAAAGAACAATTGGTAATGGCTAAATTAGTAGATGCATTGGGTATGACTCCGCAAGATTTACAACAAGCGGTTCAAAGATTGAAAAAATATAAAATCGCTCATAAATAATATAATATGATACGTTTAAAAGATTTACTTAAAGAAGAGGAAGCATATCAGCAATTACCTACTGATATTAAGAAACATTTTTTGGAAATAATTTCTACATTTGGTCAATTTAGAGAGCAAATGAATAGAAAATCCGATATCAGAAATATTGCCGAAACATTGGGTGGTATTGCAGATGCTGCACAAGAATATACTTTAAGAGAAGGTGGTGATTGGTTTGATAGAGTAACTATTAAACGTAATATGAAAGAATTGAAAGCATTGCATGAAAAATTCCAAAAAGAATCTTTAGAAGCTAAAGCACAAGAACAAAGATTAGAAGCTCTTTATGAAGATATGGGGCATGTATTAAATAGATACTTTGAAATAGCTGAAGTAACTGAAGATGTAATGAAACAAAGATTAGGATTACAAGAATGTAAAACTTGCGAAAAATTAAAATAATTAAAATGGAACAATTAGCATCATTATTTTTACATAGTAGAACTCAAGCGCACGCTTTTCATTTAGGAGTTAAAGGAATTGGAGCGCATTCAGCACATGAAGCATTAGGTGAATACTATGATTCAATTGGTGGTATCATAGATGGTTTAGTAGAATCTTATCAGGGTAAATATGGTTTGATTAAATTACAACCTGTAAGTGGATTGGATACAAATAACGATATTAAAAACATAATTTCTTATTTTGAAAAATTATGTGTAGCATTAGATAAGTTAAGAAAAGATGAAAAATTACAAGCATCTTATTTACAAAATCAAATTGATAATATTGAAGAATTATTATATTCTACAAAATATAAATTAGTAAACCACCAATAATACGTTATGTTAATCATTGATGTAAAAGATGGAAATGTAGATAGAGCACTTAAAGTTTACAAAAGTAAAGTAAAAAGTGTTAAGCAAATCGAATCATTAAGAGATAGAAAAGAATTCGAAAAACCATCAGTTACCAAACGAAAACAAAAGCTAAAAGTAGCTAGAGTAGAGAAATTTAAGAAAATTTTTGATAAAAACAATTAATTTCTTTAGTTTTCTAAAAAATTTATATATTTATTTTCAAATATCCCAACTAATTTGGGATTTTTTGATTAAAACATAGTTGGTTAATGAATACCCTTCTCTATAAGGTGTGACCGAACAACCAATATAATATCATTGAAGTTCCACAATTACAATAACTTCACAGGAACAAAAATCAAAAAAAAATGGCAAATTCAAAATTGTTAAAAGAAGCAATCGCAGATGCTAAAGCGGTTAAAGAAACTGCATTGGCTAACGCAAAGCTTGCTCTTGAAGAAGCCTTTACACCAAGACTTCAGTCTATGTTGACTCAAAAGTTGAGAGCTGAAGCTGAAATGGAAGGTGATGAGGAGCAAGTTGATGAAGAATTGGATTCAACAGGAATCGGTTCTAAAGTAGAAGCTGGATATGCCGAAACTCCTGGTGCAACACCAACATTAGATGCGGATACTGATTTATCAGTAGGTGTAACTAAAGATAGTGGTAAGCCAGAACAAGCTGGTACTGACTACACTAAAGTAGCAGATATCAACGAAGAAGATGAGTTCGGTATGGAAGCAGAACCTGAAGCAGATTCTAAAGATGCAGAAATCGCAGAATTAAGAGCGAGATTGGCAGAATTAGAAGGTGAAGGTTCAGAAGAAGAAAATCCTTTCGCAGCAGATGCAGCAGAAGGTGGTGATGATATGGGAGCAGAAGCTGACCCATTCGCATCAGAAGGTGAAGGCGAAGATTACATGCCAACAGGTGATGAAGAAGAATCAACTGAAGATGACATGGATTTAGAAGCTATCATCAGAGAGTTAGAAGCACAATTAGGTGATGAAGAAGGTTCAGAAGAAGAAATGCCTGCAGAAGAGCAACCAGCAATCGCTGAAGACTTAGCAGATGGTTCTGAAGCTGGAACTGATAAAGGTGAAACACCTAAAGTTGTTGTAACTAACGAAGAAGAAGAATCAGATGAAGTTGACTTGGAAGAAATTTTAAGAGAAATGGAAGCTGATATGAAAGATGGTGAGAAAGTAGACGAAGCTGAAGAATCAGAAAAAGAAGCTGAATTAGAAGAAGCTTACAAAACTATCAAATCATTACAAAAGACTATCAACGAAGTGAACTTATTGAACGCTAAGTTGTTATTCGCAAACAAATTATTCAGAGCACACAACATGACTAACGAACAAAAAGTTAAAGTGATTGAAACTTTGGATAGAACTAAATCAGTTAGAGAGGTTAAATTGGTATTCTCTACATTAGCAGAGAACTTCAAATATACTTCAAATAACAAACCAGCTAAAAAAGCTATCTCTGAAGGAATCGCTTCTAAAGCAGTTAAATCAACTGCACCAAAAGCAGCTAAGCAAGTAATTGCAGAATCAGCAGATTTCTCTGAAAGATTTAGAAAATTAGCAGGTATCATTAAGTAATTTTTGTAAAAAAATTTAAAAAAAAATAAAAATGAATTTAAAATCAATTATGACAGGAAAAAACCCACAGTCATTAATGCTTGAGCAAACTAGAGGTTTGAAAGCAAAGTGGGAAAAAACAGGTTTGTTAGAAGGCGTTAAGTCTGAAACAAACAAGCATGGTATGGCAGTAATGTTAGAAAACCAAGCTAAGCAATTATTAGATGAGGCTACAAGAACAGGTACTTCAGCAGGTTCTGAAGAGTGGGCTGGTGTAGCTTTACCATTGGTAAGAAGAATCTTCGGTTCAATTGCAGCGAAAGAATTCGTTTCAGTTCAACCAATGAACTTACCTTCAGGTCTTATTTTCTATATGGATTTCAAGTATGGTACTGACACTGATACAGGTAGACCAGCTCAAAATTCATCAATGTTCGGTAACGGCGGTACTTTCGGTAAAGATTCTTTATCTCCAGCTGGTAACAAATTGGGTTCTACTCAAGCAGCTGAAGGTGGATTATACGGAGCAGGACGTTTCGGATACACAATCAACGATTCAGCAGTAGCTAAAAACGCAACTGTTGCATCTGCATCTTTATCAGATATTAACTACAACTTGGTTGATTCAGCGTTCTCTGCAGCATTTGCAGCTGACAAAGTTAAGACTTTGACTGTAGCATTACCTGATGATGCTGATTTCAATGGTGCTAGAGCATTTGATTTAGCACAATCTGGTTCAGGTTTCACTTTATATCCTGAATTTACATCTGTTGAAGGTACAAACGTAACTTTCGTTGCGAAAGTAGCAGCAGCTAACACAATTTTTGGTACTGTAGGTGCTACTTTAGCATACCACAAACAACCAACTGATATTTCTCGTGGTGATTTCGAAGATAGAGGTGCTGACTTACCTATCCCAGAAGTTGAATTAGAATTGAAATCTGAGCCTATCGTGGCTAAGACTCGTAAGTTGAAAGCAATTTGGACTCCTGAATTAGCGCAAGACTTAAACGCATACCACTCTGTAGATGCAGAAGCTGAATTAACTCAAATGTTATCTGAATACATCTCTTTAGAGATTGATTTAGAAATTTTAGAGATGTTACAGCAAAACGCATTCTCTACTGAATACTGGTCTGCAAGAGTTGGATACGATTGGACAGGTGCTGGTTTCGCAGCTGATTCAACTGCAGTAGCAGCAGGTGCTTACACAAAGAACACTTGGTATCAAACTTTAGGTATCAAATTACAAAAGATATCTAACAAGATTCACCAATTAACTATGAGAGGTGGTGCAAACTTCATCGTTGTATCTCCAAACGTAGCAACTATTTTAGAATCAATGAATGGTTTCTCTGCAAATCCTGGTAAGGATGCAATGCAATTCGCAGCAGGTGTAACTAACATCGGTTCAATCTCTAATAGATACGATGTTTATAAGAATCCTTATATGACTGAAAACGTAATCTTATTAGGTTTCAAAGGTTCTAACTTCTTCGAAACAGGTGCTGTTTACGCTCCATATGTTCCGTTGATTATGACTCCTTTAGTTTATGACCCAATCAACTTCACTCCAAGAAGAGGTGTGATGACTAGATACGCTAAGAAAATCGTAAGACCAGAGTTCTACGGTAAGATTATCGTTGATGGTTTAGAAACTCTTTAATCTTTGAGTAAAAGATAAGGTTAATAAACTTTATAAAATAAAAGAGTGGGTAGAAATATCCACTCTTTTTTTATTTTTATATTTATAGTAAATAAACTTATAAAAATCGTATTATGTCCGTAAACACATATTGGTCAGGTTCAGGTACTTTCGTTTCGGGTTCATCTACGCCATTTGGTATTTATGATGCGGATTCTCAATTTACAGCCGATGCACCAAAAACATCAGTTTGGGTAGCAAAAAGATTGGGATACCCTATTGTAAACGTAGAATTGGATAATGAACAAATTTGGGCTTGTTTCGAAGAAGCAACATCTGAATATTCTGCACAGGTAAATCAATTCAATCTTCGTAACAACGTTGATGTTTTAAGAGGCCAACGTAAAGGTGCAAATCAAAACTTTTCACAAACATTGGTAGATGGTTCGTTCTTACCTACGGCTATTCGTATGGCTCAACAATATGGAACACAAGCGGGTGTTGGTGGTAATGTTGATATAAAGAAAGCATACATAGATGTTGAAATAGGTAGACAAAGATATGATTTATTAACTGAAGCAATTGATGTAGAAACATCTGCATCATTTACAGATATATTTACAAGCGGTTCTCGAATTGATGTAACAAAGGTATTTTATGAAGCAACTCCTGCAATTCAACGTTTCTTTGACCCGTATTCCGTTGGTGGACAGGGTACATTGAATTTACTAGATGAAATGGGATTTGGTTCATATTCTCCGGCTGCACAATTTTTATTAATGCCAATTTACGAAGATGTATTAAGAATGCAAGAAATTGAATTCAATGATAACATCCGTAAATCTCAATATAGTTTTGGTATTGTAAATAACAAATTAGAAATATTCCCAATACCAACCGCTAGAACTGCTCAAAAAATATATTTTGAATATATGAGTAGAGATGAGTTTGAGCATGATTCTCAAACTATTCAACCTGATTCTCTTTCAGACTATTCCGATATTCCATATAATTTTATCCAATATTCTAACATAAATGAAGTTGGAAAACAATGGATTAGAAAATATACATTGGCTCTTTCAAAAGAATTATTGGGAGCAATTAGAGAAAAATATAATTCAGTTCCAATTCCAGATGGCGAAGTATCATTGGATGGTGCAGCATTGAGAGCAGAAGCACAGGTTGAAAAAGATGCGTTGGTAACTCAATTGAGAGAAAATTTGGAAGAAATGAGTAGAAAAAATGTGTTTGAAAAGCAAGCACACGAATCAACTCACCACCAAGAAATGTTAAGAAAAGTTCCTTTAAAAATATATGTAGGATAATATGCCAAAGTTTTTAGTAGGTAGAGATATAGATTTATTTAGAAGTTTTGCCAGAGAATTGGTTGATACAGTCATCCAAAATACTTGCGTTTTGTTTAAAATAAATGTAAATGAAACAAAAGTAAACATATATGGAGAATCTTTAAATAAAACTTGGTATCCCGGTGTTGAATTGTATGTATTAATTGATAAAGAGCCTGAAAGTGTAAACTACGAAGGATTTGGTGCAGATACTAATCAAAACATAGAATTTAAATTTGATAGAGAATTGTGTAGAGAAAGAGGTATTTATCCCGAAATTGGTGATGTAATACACTTTGATGAATCATACTATGAAATTGATAATACAAATGAAGTTCAATTTGTAGGTGGTATGCCGGGCGCTAATTCTGAAAAAACTTGGAGTATCGTATGTTCTACATTTATGGTCCCAAAATCACAATTAAATATTGAAGAAAGAATAGATTAATTATGGCATCAAATAAAATAAATAGAGCCACCCAAATAAAGTCAAATGATGGGGATGTTAAAAAGAGTGTATCTCTTTTTGATGTAGATTATGCTATGATGACATATTTGGAAGAAACTGTTTTACCAAAATTAGATTATAATGGTAAATCCGTTAGTATTCCGGTTATATATGGTAATTCCGAAAGATGGAAAGGAGCCAGAAGAGATGGCGTTTTTAGAGATGCAAAAGGTAAAATTCAATTACCTTTAATGATGATTCGTAGAACATCTATTGCAAAGGATGATACTATGCCTATGTTGAATAGACATGTTTCGTATCCAACAGTAACAAAGTATTCAAAAGATAATAGATATGATAGATTTACAGCATTTGGTGGAGCTACAAAACCAAAATTGGAATTATATAATATTATGATGCCGGAATATGTTCAAATATCATATGAATGTATGGTTTGGACAGATTATACAGAACAATTAAATGCAGTAATTGAAGCATTAAATTTCACATCGCAATATTGGGGTTCAAAAGATAAATTTAAGTTTAGAACTTTAGTAACGGATTACAATGTAGTAAACGAAGTAGGAGAAGGAACTAATAGAATTAATAGAGTGGAATTTTCATTAAATGTAAATGCTTATTTATTGCCAGAAAAATTCGATGGAGAATCTACTACAAAAAAATCTATAAGCACTAGAAAAGTTGTAGTTACCACCGAAACCGATATGACAGCAAATGGTAGATTGGAAGGATTTTTAACAACAACTTCTCCATATTACGATAATAAAGATTTGATAGATTTCTTATCTTTGAATAATAGTAAGATACAAAATCCTACAATTAATAACACAATAACATTTTCAAATATTAAACCTATAAAAACACCAACATCATTAATGTCAATTGTAACGGGTGGAATTGTACTTTCCGATACAACATATGATATTAGAGTTTACATAAATGGTGTACGTTATTATCATACAACGCATTTTAATGTAACAATGGCATCAAATTCTTTGGGTATAAATTTTATTACCGCTAATTTAGGATTTAATGTAACTCCAACTGATGAAATTTCGATAACTGGTAAATTTATAGATTTATAATGAAAAGAACCTTATTAGATATCACTCAAAAAATAAGTAGAAGTCCAAAAAAAGTACAATTAGTTTCCAAAAATTTAAATGATTCCAATCATTCAATTTGGGAAGCTAAAGGATGGAAATTCAATGATATTTTGAGAGAAATTGAATATAGAGAAATACAAGATAGAGTTAAAATATTAATAAACACTCAATCAATAAGTGCAAAAGATTATATTATAGAAATGGGTTCTAACGGATTGATTGTTAAATTTATAAAATCACATTTTGAATTCGAATTGGATGAATTCGATTATATTGAAATGGTTGGAGATATAGAAAAATATGCTTAAACAATTTAATTCAAATGCAAGAAAATTAAATAGAGTGATTCCTGCTAAAGTGAATCCAGAAAATCTTGTCAATTTGGATTTAACGGGTAGTTTAAGTAATATAGAAATTCCAACAAATACTAAATTTAATTCTGCAACAAAATCAAATCCATATCCAATAAAGACTGTAAATAACAAAAACACAATATCAGCATTTCATCAGGAAATATTGGAACATAGTGCAATGTATATTAAAGTAAAAGTTGATGAATTTGATAACGAAGCAAATACATTAACAATATACAATTTAAATACTGATTATGGTACGGAAGGAGCATCTCCAAATAATTTCGAAGTTTTAGTATTTGGATTACATATACCTGGAAACTATAAAGTTGAAGATATTGGAAATAATGTGATTGTAACTTTATTTGATGAGTACATAGATTACGATAATGTTACAATAGATGATATTTATGTTATAGGTAAATTAAGATATTTAAATTTAGATACGGAAAACGTATTAGATATAATAACCGAAAACGGAGAAGAAATAATAGTATAAGATGGCAATAAGACATTATAAAAAAATATCAGAATTAGATGCAATCACATCCGCATCATTAAATACATATGTAGCCGGTGTTGATAATGGGCAAACTGTAAGAATAACTTTGGATGTTCTTGCGGATGGTGTTAGAAATACTATTAACACATTGGATATTCAACGTCTAAACGCATTAGAAGCTGCAACCGGTTCTTATTTAACATCTTTGAATGGGGCTATTAGTGGTAGCTCTCAATTAACTTCTTCTTATGACGAAAGATATGTAATTAGTGGTTCATTAACCCAAACTACTTGGGATAATATAAGTGGTAAACCAAATGGATTGATTTCGCAATCTACGGATTTATCGCATTTAAATTCATTTACATCTTCTCAAAATACATTAAATACGGCATTTACAAATGCTATTAGTGCAAGATTACAAACTACAACATATAATACGGATTCTGCATCATTTGATGCAAGAATTATTGCAGCAACGAATGAGCAATCATTTAATGGATTAATAAGTGGTTCGGAGCAATTAACTTCTTCTTATGATGAAAGATATACTTTGAGTGGTAGTGTTGTTGTTTCACCAAACACAATAAGTTCTTCTACTCAAATTACCGATTTGGGATTTGTTAGTGGAAGTTATGAAACGACTGGTAGAGGAATTTTAAGTGGTAGCATTTCCTACGATGATTTAACAAATATACCAACGGGTATAGTTTCAGAATCAACAGATTTAACTCAATTAAATTCATTTACTTCATCGCAATCAGCTTTAAATGTTGCATTTACAAACGGAATGAACGGAAGATTGCAAACATCCTCATTTAATGAATTTTCAGCATCGATTCATACCGAAATAGTTGCAGCAACTAACGAACAAAGTTTATCATATTTAGTAACAACTTCATCATTTAATTCATTTACACAATCATATAATACCGATAGTTCATCTTTTGACACTAGAATTAATGCCGTATCATCTGGTTCCGTTTCTCTAATAAATGATATTATATATAATGGTGAAACATTTACAATTCAAAAAGGAACACCTTTATATGTAAGTGGTTCACAAGGAGCTAATCCAAAAGTTTATGTTGCGGATGCCTCCGACTCAAACAAAATGCCAGTTACTTATATAGCTGGTGCAAACATAAATTCAAATAATACGGGAGTTGGAATTTTATTAGGAGATATTAGCGGAATTAATTTAACCGGATACCAACCTGGCCAACAAGTATATGTAGCAGAAGGTGGTGGTTGGAGTATAAATCCACCATCGGGTTCAAATTCAATAAAACAATTTTTAGGTGTTATTGTAAAAGAAGGAAATGGTGGTAAAGGTTTGGTATTAAATCCAGGTCCTGCAACTCTACCTAATTTACAAACGGGATATTTGTGGGTAGGTAATACAAATAACCAAGCGACTACAATTGCTTCTTCATCATTTGAAAAAACTGGTAGAAGTATTGTTAGTGGTTCATCACAATTAACTGCATCATATGATAGCAGATATGCATTGAGCGGTAGTGTTTTAACTTCATTCTCACAATCGGTTGATAGTAGATTAGATAATATAGAAGCATTCAGTTCATCATTGAGTGTATTAGCAAATAGTGCAACAAAAATATTAGATAATGCTTCTTATACATCTGCAACTGCGTGGAGTGGTTCATATACCGGAAATGGTGGGACTGTAAAAGTAGAAGCTAATTTCACATTATATTCATCAACAAACAATTCAACTAAAACATTATATCTTTATAGAGATGGTATTATTGTAGATAGTGGTAGTTTTTACTTCAATGCTGCAAATCAACATCTTGTAATGCCAACATTGTATTATGTGGGTTCAACTGAAATCGGAATGCATACATATAGTGTAGGACACAATGCCAGTTCTGATATAAGTGATTATTGTACAATAGTAGTAACTGAAACATTCAATTCTTTAAACATAGAAGGTAATGTAAATTATGTGCAAGTATTAGGTGCATCAAAAACATTGAGTACAACTAATACTAATATAATAAGTGGAAGCATAACAACATCTGGAAATCCTGTTCAAATTATGATTACAGGTGATGCAAACCCAGTATCATCAACAGGTCAATGGTGTCAAATACAAATATATAGAGATAGTAGTGCAATTGGTCAAATTATTCAAGTTGAATCATCGGCACAAAACGAAAACATACCATATTGTTTAAATGTTATAGATACACCGGCTGCCGGAACTTATACCTATTCAATGAGAATGGTAACCAATAGTGGTGGTAATTTTCAATACGGAGAAGCAGCGGGTCCAGTTTTAACAGCGGTAGAATTAAAAACAAATACAAATCTTCCTTCTTTAAACAATACATTTACAGGAACAAATACATTCAATGGGGTAACTAGATTTGGTACAGTTGGAGGTGATGAAGGTGGTGAGATAGAATTCGGTGTTCCACAAACAAATACAACATTATCAACTCGTGTAGTTGCCGATGTTTATAGAGATAGATTAAGAATTTTTGATGGTAATACCAAAGGCGTTTACATAGATTTAAGTAAAGCACCAACGGGAGTAGGTGGTGAATTGGCGTGGAAAGCAAGTGGGTTTGTAAATGCAGGAGTATCAATTACATTGGATGATATACAAGCTAGATTTACAACAAGTGGTGGTAGAAGTTTAGAAGTAAGAACAACGGGAGCCAATTTTACAGCAATGGCTTCGGCACATACAACATATAATAATGGTTCTTACACATATTATTCCGATAAATCATTTACGATGAGTACGACATTTGGATATCCAGGTGGCCAATCTTGGGGATTCACTGGTGATGGTGATTTGGCAGTATATTATATAAGAGATACAACCAATTTAAGATTTTGGAGAATGACATTGATGGTGGGACCGGGATATAATAATAACTTTATTACGATAGAAAGATTACATTAATAATATTTATAGATAATGGCAAATTTGATTAGATTAAAACAAATAGAAAGTGGTTCGGAATTAAATACAGCCGCAAATGTAGGTGCTGATTTTAGTTCATCTGTAAATGATATTGTATCTCAATCGATACAAACTACATTTTCCGCATCTATTGTTCAAATTATTACAAATAATGTTGCGGCTGTTTTGCCAGATGGAGTTGTATCATCTTCGGCTCAAATAGTACTGGCAGATACATCGGGTCAAATATCGGGCTCAAGAGTAATTGGAGATATTGCCGCAACTTCTGTAAATTATGAAAATATTATAGGATTACCGACATTGGTTTCAGCTTCACAACAAATTTCATTTGATGGAGTTTCTAACAAACCTGCATTGGTATCCGGCTCACAACAAATTTCATTCGATGGGGTTGTGGGTAAACCTACTTTAGTATCCAGCTCAATCCAAATTTCGTTTGATGGTATTTCCGATAAACCATCGATTGTATCTGGCTCTGAACAAATAGCAGACATATTGATTCCATTGAACCAACATTCGGAATCATTGAATATGTTTACTGCATCTCTTGATTTAACATATGCAACCGATAACGAAGTATATGTTTCTCAATCGAATATTAATATTGATATGGGAGAATTTTAATTTTTCTTAATGAAAGTTATGATTCTTATCATTTTTTAATATTTATCAGTATCAAACATTTAGTTGAAGGTTAGTATTGGTTTCTATCAATTATACTTTACTGAATTTCACTTAATGAAAATCAAAAATTATTTTTATTTAACGAAAACAATTAATTAATTCAATTAATATGGCACAAATTATTAAACACAGACGTGGTAGTTTGGAAGCCCTATCGGCGGTAACATCATCCTTACAAAAAGGTGAAATTGTAATCGCTTCAGGTTCTTCCAATCTTACAACAACGAATGGCTCGTCAATAGTATTTGCTGCAAACGAAAATGGTCAGGTACAAGCGGTAAACCGCTTCTTGATGGGTGATAATGCACCTAATACGTTTGCTGGCTCTACTTATAATGGCATGGTTAAAGGTGTTCCTTACTACGCAAGTGGTAGTTCAACCTTATATTTATTAGGAACAGATGGTAACGAAGCTATTAATTTAGTAGGTAACATTCAACCATTCTCCGCTTCAGTTGCATCTTCAATCAACGCATTGAGTTCATCTATTGGTAGTGGAACTATTGGTAACTCTGTAAGCTTATTAAATTCTTATACTGCATCCAATGATACTACTAATGATGCACAAGATGCTAGATTATCTTCTTTAGAAGCATTCTCTGGTTCACAATTGGGTAAAGATGCTACATTAGCAACTTATACTGCAAGTGTTGATGCACATATTTCGGCAATCAATACTTTCTCTGCATCACAAATATCTAAAGATTCAACTTTAGCAACATACACTGCTTCAATTGATGCACATGTATCCGCTGTAAACGCATTCTCTGCATCTCAATTAGGTAAAGATTCAACTTTAGCTACTTACACCGCTTCGGTTGATGCACACATCGCAGCAATCAATACTTTCTCTGCATCGCAAGAAGGAAAGGATTCAGCATTAGCAACTTATACAGGTTCAGTAAATAGTAAGTTCTCTACATTAGGTACTTACACTGCTTCAGTTGATGCAGATTTAACTGAATTATATGCAACTGCTTCTAACCACGAAGGTAGAATCGATACATTGGAAACATTCCAATCAGACATCGAAACTGCAATCACTGTTAGTGGTTCTAACGTAACTGTTAATGGTAACTTCACTGTATCTGGTACTCAAACTATCGTTGATTCAACAACTATTCAAATTGGTGATAACATCATCGAATTGAACGGAAGTGGAGCAGCAAATGGTGGATTATGGGTTAAAGATGCTACCGCTCCTAACACAGCAACAGGTTCAATCGTTTGGGATTCAACAAATGACTACTGGAAAGCTGGTGTTAAAGGTGCAGAATCTAAAGTATTAGTAGCAGGTGGAGATAACGTAGTTTCAGGTTCATCTCAAATTACAATTTCTTCTACAACAGGATATACTGCATTTAGTTCTTCATTAGCAGCTAAAGATGCAGAATTATTTGCATCAGCATCTGACCACGAAAGTAGAATCGATACAATCGAAGCTTCTGTTGGTGGAGCAGCTGGTATTGGAAGTAGAGTTTCTGCATTAGAAGCATACTCTTCTTCAAACGATACTGCACAAGCGGCACAAGATAATAGATTATCAGCATTAGAAAGTGAGACTGGTTCAATCGCTTCTGCACAATCAGCACAAGATGCTAGATTATCGGCATTAGAAACTGAAACAGGTTCAATCGCTTCTGCACAATCAGCACAAGATGGTAGATTGAGTTCAATCGAAGGATTTACTTCTTCAATTAACACTACAATCAAATCTAAATTAGATGCGGATGGTGTAATTAGTGGTTCATCTCAAGTAACTTTATCATCTGTAACAGGATTTACTTCTTATTCTACTTCAGTTGATAGTAGATTAGATAGTGTTGAAGCAGCAATTGGTAATGGTTCAAACATTGATACAAGATTATCATCTTTAGAATCATTCTCTGGTTCACAAGAATCTAAAAATTCAACTTTAGCATCTTATACTTCATCTGTTGATTCTAAATTCTCAACTTTAGCATCTTACACAGGTTCAGTAAATGATAAATTTGCAGCAGTTCAATCATCAACTTCATCGTTGAACGCATTTACTGCATCACAAGAATCTAAAAACTCAGCTTTAGCAACTTACACAGGTTCTGTAAATGATAAATTTGCAGCAGTTCAAGCTTCTACATCATCATTAAATTCATTCACTGCTTCGGCTGATAGTAGATTAACTACATTAGAAGGAACAGGAAATATACAAGGTGTTGGTACATCTGACGAAGTAACATTCGCTAAAGTAACAACTTCTGGTGATGTAATCGTAGGTGGTGACTTGATAGTACAAGGTAACACTACTACATTGAACACTGCTCAATTAGTTGTTGAAGATAAACTTATCACATTAGCATCAGGTTCTACTTCAAACGCAACAGCGGATGGTGCTGGATTCGAAGTAGCTGGTACATCTGCATCATTTAAGTATGATGGTACTAACAACCAATTCAGTTCTTCAGTTGATATCGTAGCAGACGTAACAGGTTCATTAAATGTACCAGGTTTCGGAACTTCGAAGAGAGCAGCATTCAGAAACGCAGCAGGTAACATTGATTTCGTAGCAGCACCAACAACTGCAGGAGATTTGTTACAATGGGATGGTTCTGATTTTGTAATGAGTAACACAATTGACGGAGGTTCATTCTAACGTATGAGATTTACCAAAAGGTAATTTTAAAAATTATTAATGAACATCAAAAACAATAAAATCAATGGCTCAAAATTTATTACATAGAAGGTCGCTAATAGCAGGAAAAGTTCCTGATACTGGCTCATTGCTTGTAGGAGAGCTTGGTATAAACGTTTATGATGGTAAGGTATATCTACATAAGTCGGGTTCCTCTGAATCGATTGAAACATTAGTATCAACTAATTCCATCACCACCGGTTCAATAACATTGACCGGAACGGGTTCATTTGGTGAATTAAACATCACAAATGATATCAACGTTGGAGGTGATGCGTATATATCGGGAGATATAGTTGGTAATGGTGATTTAGATATACAAGGAGCAGTATCCGCATCAATTGTTTCAGCATCGTTTTTAGTAGGTGATGGTAGATATATTTCTGGCGTTACCGCATCAATGAGACCGGATGATTTTGATTTTAATTCAGAACCATTCGCAGGAACAATTGGATACATCCAAGCATCGGGCTCTTTATACAAAGTAGCAACTACTCAAGACGCAGTAGAATTTAGATATAATGATACCGCTTTCGCAACGTTTACAACGGGAAGCACTCAATTATATGGAATAGGTGATATTATGGCATTTAGTGCTTCAGTAGCAGCACAATTTGCAATGATAGACGCCGGTTCATTCTAATCGTTAAAAAGTAAAAAAACTAAACCCCACTTCGGTGGGGTTTTTTTATTTAAAAAATATATATTTATTAGGGTAGTATATACTACTTTTCTTTTTGTTATAACGATTTAAATAGAATAGACTAGATATGTCTCAAACAATTGTACTGAAGCGTTCGGCGCAGCCAGGTAAGGTGCCGGATACAAGCTCTATTAATTTAGGAGAAATTGCCGTAAACACTTATGACGGTAAAATATTTTTTAAACGCTCAGGTTCAATTGAGTCTGTTCAATCAATCGTAACAACCGATTCCACTACAACTGGTTCTATTTATCTAACCCAAACGGGTTCATTTGGTGAAATAGCAGCAGCACAAGATGCAAACATACAAAGAGATGTTTTCGTTGGTAGAGATATCATTACAATAGGCGATATAGATGCCGGTGGTGATATTAGTGGTAGTGGTTTACAAATAAATGATACACTCAATATAATTCATAATCACTTTGCTTTATCGGCAAGTGCGGAAATAACGGGTTCACTTTCGGTGGATGGTAACGTAACCATTTTAGGAGAAGTTAATGCCAGACAATTTAATATATCGGTAATTTCTTCATCTATATTTTACGAAAGTGGAAGTTCTAAAATTGGTAACACATTAGATGATATACATCAATTTACAGGTTCGGTAGATATAACGGGTTCATTAGTAGTAAATGGAAATGAAGTTGGAATTGCACCCGGACCAAATACATTTGATTTTAATTTAGACCCGGAAGCAGCAGGGACTGTAAACTTCATAGAAGATTCAACGGGCAATACTCAAGCCATAGCAACCACATCTTCATTTGATGTAAAAGTTGGTGGAAATACATATCTATCTATTGGTGAAAACGTTATGAACGTAGTAACGGGTAGTATAACGGCAAATTATATGCATTTAGCAAAATATATCTCTAATAGTGGAGATTTAGATTTTAATATTTAATCATATTTATAAGAAACATAAAAGTATTAGATGGCAGCAATAGTTCAATTAAGACGAGGTTCAACGGAAGTATCACTACAAGAAGCCGAATTATATTTAAATTATAGTTCAGGAGCAATTCAATTTGGTAGTGGTTCGGAAGTATATAGTCTATTACCAATAAATGCACCCGCATATGGTGATATCAATTTACAGGGTAATATATCGGCATCGGGTGATGTGAGAATAGGTGGTAACATTTATTTAGGTAACGCAACTGCTGATAATATTCAAGCATTAGGACAATTTACAACAAATTTAGTACCTAATGGAACAATTGATATAGGTACTACATCTTCACCTTGGACAAATATTTACACAACAAATATATCTGCTTCATCTATAATAGGTTCTTTTAGTGGTTCTATAATTGGATTTGGAAATGTTACACAATTCTCTGCATCGGTTGATGGTAGATTAGATAGTTTAGAAACTTTTCAAAATTCCGAAGAATCTAAAAATACAACTTTAGCATCTTACACTTCATCAGTTAATGCAAATTTAACTGAATTGTATTCAACCGCATCAAATCACGAAAATAGAATTGATGTATTGGAGGATAAGCAAACTACATTAGGAAATTATACATCTTCAATTGATAGTAAATTTACTACTTTAGGTTCATATACATCTTCTGTTGATATTCATATTTCATCAATTAACGTATTTTCAGCATCGGAAGAATCTAAAAATAGCACATTAGCATCTTATACATCATCTATAAACGATAAATTTGTAGCAGTTCAATCTTCTACATCATCATTAAATGCTTATACTGCATCTAATAATTTAAATGTAGCTGAATTATTTTGGACTGCATCTAATCACGAAGGTAGAATCGATTCAATTGAAGAATATACTTCATCTCTTAAAACCGCAATTGATGTAACCGATGGTAATACGACTATTAAAGGAAATTTAACGGTAGTTGGGACAACAACTGCGGTTCAATCTTCAACTTTAAATGTTGCTGATAAAAATATTAGAATTGCAAGTGGCTCTACATCATCTGCAACTTCGGATGGCGCCGGTGTTACAATTGATGGTGCAAACGTAACATTGGTATGGAGTGATACAAATCAAAGAATTGAATTAAATAAAAATTTAGGTATCGAAGGTTCAATTAGTTCATCTACAATAGTTGGATTAAATGGTGCAAGTGTAAATGCTTATTCTTGGTCTGTTGATGATAGATTGAAACATTTACAAGATGTATCTCAATCACACGATGCTAGATTATTATCATTAGAAACCGAAACGGGAAGTTTAGAAAGTAGAGCAACTACTTTATCAATAGTAACGGCTTCATTGAATACTTTTACCGCATCCGCTGAAGGTAGATTAAATAATATAGAACAATTTTCAGCATCACAAGAAGGAAAAGATTCCGTATTAGAAACATATACATCTTCAATCGATGCTAAGTTTGATGAAGTAGAAGCAGCTACATCATCGTTGAATTCGTATACCGCATCAAATACTTTCTATCGTAATCAATTATTTGATACGGCATCCGACCACGAAAGTAGAATTGATATATTAGAAGCAAAGCAAGATACAATATTAATCGTAACATCATCATTGATGAGTACTACGGCTAGTTTATATTGGACTGCATCAAATCACGAAGATAGAATAGATGTTTTAGAATCAAAGCAAAATACTTTAGAAACTTATACTGCATCTATTGATTCTAAATTTAGTGTATTACAAACAACAACCGCATCATTAATGAATGCTACCGCATCATTTAATACATGGACTGGTTCTGTTTATAATCCATTTAGTTCTTCGGTTGATTCTCGTTTAGATGAATTGGAATATACAACATCTATCAATTTAGGAAGTGGTGCACAAATATCCTTTGCTGCATTACAGGCATATACAGCATCTCAAAATATTAAGCATGATAATTTAGCAATTTATACCGCATCGGTTAATGCTGATTTAAGTGCATTACATGCATATACGCAATCATTGAGCTCTATATATGAAGAAAAAGCATCAGCAACTCACACATTGGTGAGTGGTAGTTCGCAAATAGTAGATATATTAAGTTCATTAAATTCATATACAAATTCATTAGATAATGCAATTGAATTAACAGGTTCGACTGTTTCGTTTTTAGGTGACATAGTTGTATATGGTACTCAATCGATTATCAATTCTGAAAATTTAGCAATTAATGATAACCTTATTTATTTAAATGAAGGTTCAACAATAACAAACCCAGATTTGGGAGTTGTTGGTAATTACAACGATGGTACATATGGACATACGGGTATTTTCAGAGATGCATCTGATAATGGTACTTGGAAAGTATTCAAAGGATATACATTAGAACCATCGGGTACTATTGATACATCTCACGCTTCATTTACTTTAGCAGATTTTAGAGCAGCAACTATAACGGGTGATACAATCGTTGGTTCTATTGCCGCAACAAATGGAGTAATTTCTTCATCGGCACAAATTAATTCAATTTTTGAAGAAAAGGCATCAGCTACTCATACATTAGTAAGTAGTTCAGTACAAATATTAGGAGGAACAGGAATTGTTTCTGGCTCATCTCAAATATCATATATTGGATTATCCAATATTCCAAATGGTATTGTAAGTGGTAGTTCTCAAATAATTCCATTATTACCAACAGGTGTAGTTTCGGGTTCATCTCAACTTACAACTGAATTTGATGCCAGATATTTGAATACATTGGGTGAAGGTATTGTTTCGAGTTCATCTCAAATCAATTTAGGTTCAGCAGCTGGTAATATTACATTAGCAACTCAAACAACGGGAGATTATGTAGCATCATTAGTTGCAGGAACAGGTATTACTATTACAAATAATAGTGGTGAGAATGCAACCCCAACAATAGCAATTGGACAAGCAGTAGCAACTTCATCAAATGTTCAATTTGCATCTATTGGAGTTGGAACTGCTGCAAGTGGAATAGCTGGAGAAATTATAGCAACGGGAGATATCGTAGCATTTTCAACATCCGATGAAAGATTAAAAGAAAACATTACTCCAATTCCAAACGCTTTAGAAAAAGTAAATCAAATTAGTGGTAACACTTACGATTGGAAAGAGGGATTTGAATTAATTCACTCACATGCAGGAAATGATATCGGAGTAATTGCACAAGAAATTGAAAAAGTAATACCACAAGCCGTTATAGATAGAGCGGCTGGATACAAAGCAGTGAACTATGAAAAAATTGTTCCACTTTTAATTGAAGCAATTAAAGAATTATCAGCAAAAATTGATAGATTGGAAAATAAATAGATATTTATAAGAAGTTACATAATAACATAAAAATATTAAAATAATCGTACTAAAAAAAAGGTAAACTAAATGGCACTTAAATTTAGACGTGGGACAACCGCACAACAATCAGGTTCGTTAGCATTCGGAGAACCATATGTAAACACAACATTAGGAACGTTGTTAATAGGTGGAGCAAATGGCGACATCGTATTATCAGCAGCTGGTACAGGAAGTACTGGAACATTCGGTGAATTAAATGTATCTGGCAATGCATCAATTGGTGGAAACCTTACATTAGGTGGAGCAATTACAATTGGTGATGCTAGTTCCGATTCAATCAATGTTGTAGCATCATTGAGTTCTTCATTGATACCATCAAATAATAACGCATTTGATTTAGGTAGTTCTACTTATAAATACAAAGATGCGTATATAGCAGGAAATATTGTTGTAGGTGGTACAGTAGATGGAGTAGATGTTTCCAATTTAAATACATCTGTATC